TCAACACCATTAGCATTTACAATAGTTTGATCTTTAGCAAAGTTTTCTAATAAATTTAATGATGCGTAATATTCTAAGTTTTTAATTCGTTGTTCTAACACACCAATGTCTTTCATTGTAAAGCGTTTCTGAGATAATTGTGTAACAGTACAACCTAAATCAGGTCGTCCTACTCTCTTTGCTTCACTTGGCGATAAACTAGGATGTGGTGTTAATTCTGCTGTTGCTAACGTCATACATTTTTCTGGCTCTGCAGGATATGTAGGATCGTCTGAATAAGCTCCTTCTAATACTCTAAATTGTCCGTCGTCATCTAATATGACTCTTATATTTTTGCCTCTGTAATAATTGTAATCTGTTGTAAATGTTTTTACAGGTACAGGGTTTGTTAATCCATTACCTGGTCTATCGATATCTTCGTTAGCTGTTGGATTTACAGAAGCACTTCCTAATGTAGAAGTTGAAGTTGCTGTGTCTATTACTCTAGGTCTAAAGTCAATTGAATTTCTTAAATCGAAATCTCCATGAATATTAGATCTATAAACTGGAATGTTTTCTGTTCTAATTGTGTTAGCTGCTGGTGTAGATGTATCATCTACTGGATAACTATCTACACAATGGAATGTTGCTGAAGATATTGTTTGTGTAAAGTGTGAAACCTTAACGACAATATATTTGTTTGTGGATAAATTTAATGAACTTGTACTCTTTAATGCTATTTTTGCCTGTCCTACGAAATTGTCTTGCTGTCCATTAATAAATCTAAATTGATCTGTGTAGTCTACTTGTCCTGTTGTATAGTCTGAATTAGTACCTGCTGTTACTGATTGCAATTCATAACCATCACATAGTCCTAAGTTATAAATTCCTGTTGTAGCATTTACATGTGAGCTAGTATCTATTTTTACATATCTGTCTTTAACTAGTGCTTTTGCTACAGGAGATGCGTCTGTTTTTAATACATTAACATAAACTCTAACATCTAATGAACCACCACCTACTGTTACAGCTCCACCCAAATCTATTGTCATTGAAGTAGCTGAAGCACAAGTAACTGAAGATGTTCCTGCTGTTAAATCTATGTATTGTCCTGCTGCTATTGTAGCGCTGTTTTGAGTGTAACCACCTTTAGCGATAACAATAATATTAGCTTTTTTAATTGTGTCTGTTAATTCTGTGCCTGTAACATCATATGGGAATGTCTCATCACCCGTTGTTGTTATTGTAACATTACCTGCACTTGCATCTAGTGATACATCATATTCCTTTGTGTATTGGAAAGTATGATCGTATGTGTTACCTGTATCAGATGCTAATGTCTTAATGTTATTATTTGGCATTGCAAATAATAATTTGTTTTGTTCTGTTTCTTTTAATACAGCTACACTAGTTTCTAGTACTGCATTTGCTACACCATCTGCTGCTGTGTTTTCGTATCTAAGACCTTTTACAGATTGGAAATCGTTTCCTGTCATTTGTATATCATATACATACAATCTATAATTAGCTGCTGTTGCTCCTGGTGTACCATCTTGATAAACTAAGTGCCTAGCTTTTGCTGTACCTATTTTTGTACCTTGTGCTGATGCGTTTCCGTTTTGTACTGTATCGTATAAATCTAATGAGGCACCACCATCTATATCCCAAATTCCTGAAACATAAGAAATCTGTATGTAATTACCAAAGGATGTTGATATTGGAATAGACTCTCTTGTAACAAAGTTATTTGGTTTTTGTAGATTAAATCTTTTTGTAGATTGTAAAGACCTTTTAAAACCGCCAACATAACTTATACCAGGAGATACTCCTAATACAAGAGCTGAGTTTTTGCCTCCTTTAGCCGCTGGAAATATACCACCATTTGTATTTGCTGCGTTCTGTAAATGTTCTCTAATGTCTATTGTATTACCTTTAACAGTATAGTTACCTGACTCATCATAAGTTCTGTTTGCTAGAACTTGTCCTACACCTGATAGAGGATTGTCTTTTACTCTAGATCTTACAACACCACCATGTTCTGTTTTAATATAAGTATAAAAATTTTCAGGCCTTGTTTCGCCTGTGCCAAATGATGCTAGTGTTACTGTAAATTGAAGTCTGTCTGCTCCAGGGGCGTTGTAGTTAAATGAACCCTGTGCTGGATCTAATAAGGATGAATCTGTTGCTGAACCTACTGTTGATTCTGCTACAACAAAACCAAGTTCTGTATTTGCAAATTCTGTATATCTGTTTATTAAGGCTCTAATTTTATTTGTTTTAATAAAGTTGCCTCTAGCATATATAACACCTTCTGATAAAACATATTCTGCTGTTTGTCCTGAGAAATTGTTTTTAGGTGCTGTTGCTGAGGTTCCTGTATATACAACAAAGGTATCTCCATTTCTACCTGAGTCTGTGGAAGTAACTGTTAGAACTTCTGACTCTTGAAAAGTTGTATATGTTGCGTGGCCGTTTGTGTAATTGAAATATAATTTCTTAGTAGCAGGTGCTGCTGCTTGTGTACCTGTTGCAACATTTGTAATGGTTGCTGTTAGACCAGTAGTTGCGCCTGTTAGTGTATCACCTACATAATTAGCTAGAGTATTATTATCTACTGCAACCGAGGAGTTGTCTGTATCAAATATCTTTACCCAATCTCTAACTAATTTTGTTTCTGCACAACCTGTTATAACTGCACCTTCTTGTATTACATAACCAAATCCTTTTCCTATTTGATCTTGTAATAGTGTTTGTAATTGTGTAAGCTCTCTTGCTTGTACAGCTACACCTGGCTTAAATAAAACCCTATGAAAGTTTTTAGCGTCGCTAAAATCGTCGTAATATGGTGATGCGTTTAAATTTAGTGCCATTTGTTAAAACCTAATTAATGCCTTTACTTGTTCTACTTGGTCCGCCGATCTAATGATTGGCGATCTATTGTCTAAATATATAATTTCGCCTGAAGAGTTTTTAACTTCCGGCGCTGTAAAACTATTTATACTCAAACTCGCAATGCTTTGAGTAGTATTTGTTAAAGTTGATGTATTCGTTATAAGAGGAATTTCAGCTGTTAAATAGATATTATTATTCGTTGTATCTATTTGTATAACTTTAAATTTGCCTCCATCGTTTGTTGTAATTTCGTCGTCTGCTGCGTAATTACCTGTTTGCCCTGATGCCACATTTACTATATGACATGCAGTAGCTGTGTTAGTTGTATAAACAACATCACCTGGTGTGGTAATGTTTTTAATTAGGCCAATCTGTCTAAAGTCATTGCCTAATATTAAATCTCTATTGTCGTTATCTGAGAAACTTACTGTAACTCCCAGATTATGTGCAAACAATTCTCTAACTGCATTGGAACCATGTCCACCCTGTGGACTTATAATTGCTCTTGCTGCTGCGTTTGTTCCTGGAGCTGCTGTATTTGTAATAACTATGTCTGCGTATGAATATCCTGAACCTGGATTTGTAACTCTTATTTCTGTTAAAGCTCCTGTTGCTGCATTAACATAAGCACTTGCTTCTGCTCCAGAGCCATCTCCTGTTACTGATATTTGAACATCTCCTTGTGCATAGTCTTTACCTGCTGAGGTAATAACTACTCTATCTAATGTTCCTGATATAGATGCTCCTTCTACAGCACTTTGTAATGCTGGAAGAGAATCTGCGTCTCCTAAATTTACTGTTCCTAATGCTCCTGAACCACCACCGCCTGTGAATGATACAAATGCAAAACTAAATCCTGAGCCTGATGTGTTAATCGTAACACCTGTAACTGCTCCTCCACTTACTGTGGCAGTACCTGTTGCTAAACCGTCTCCATCTCCTGATATAACTACTGTGGGTGCTGTTGTATAACCAGAACCACCTGCGTCTATTGTAATACTATCTACTTCTCCTGTAACATCGTGAAGTGGATTACCTGTTAATTTTCTAACAGGTATGTATTCTGCATCTAAAAACTTTGTTTGGTCTGATGCTGAGATTTGAAACATAAATTTCCAATTATATTTGTCTGATAATTCAAATACAGATGTTCCTGTACTTGTAGGTTTAACTGTTGATGTTCCATTAAAATTATTGCTAATACATTTGTAGACTTTAAATTCATCTGTTACAACAAAAAATGTTGCATCAGCTAATGTTGTTGCACCTGAATTAGATTGTGTTGTAGATGAATAATTATCATCATACTCATCATAGACGGTGCCACTTGTCCAATTTCTTCTTGTGGCAAGTAAGCACACATCTGATGAATCTATTCTTTGCGTAAACATCATGCCTCTTCTAAATTCTGATATATAAGAGTCTGAATCAATAGGAGTTTCTGGAACAGTATCATCTGCCCAAGCTGTTGTCCTACCAACGGCAAAGTGGAAATAGTCGTTATTGTTTTTAATATCCCTATGGAATGTACGAGCTAATTCAACTCTGCCTAGTCTACGAAGTATTAGTGCCATTTATTTCCCTTAAGAAATAGTTATTGTCCAAGTAATTGTCATTGAATCACTTGCACCTTTGTTAACTACTGAAAATACTGTTCTACATAGTAGAGTACCACCTGAAGCTGCATTTAAAATACCTGCTTCTGTAATAGCTCCAGTACCTGTTCCTGCTGCAAAAGATGCAACATAAGAAACTGCGTTGTTGTTAACTGTTGTGCTTGTAAGAGCTTGACGGGCTGCTTCAGTTCCTAGTGTTGTATCACTAGAAGCTGCTGCTGAACTACCTGTACCAATCCCCATGTGTGACATGACGTCGGCTGTTGTATCCTTCATTCGGGATGCAATAAAATCTAATCCAGCTTGTACTACTAGGTTTTTTACTTCCCTAGTTTCTTTTACAAGGCCGTTTTTGTCTTTGATTTCAACTGTAAGCTTACCTGTAGCTTTAGTTTCCTCTTTTTTAAACATTGTTATCTCCTAATTATGTTTATGTAATATTCCAACCAATACCAACATAGTCTTCACTTAGGTATGTAGGATCTACATAATCTTGTACTGATCCTATTCCTACATCTGTAGCGCTTGCTGTATCAGCTACTGCTGGTTTACTTAGTGCTTGTGCTACGGACTCTGTGATACTACCTGTATCAGTTATTCCTTTACTTGTATTTATACTATCTAGAGCGTCAGATCCATTTAATGTTTCCGAAACTCCTTTATTAATTCCTAATGTATCAGAATCACTTACTGTTACTGTCTCTGTTTTAGTAATTGATGTTAATACTGCGAAAGTTTGTGCTGCTGTTAATGATTCTGAGAATTCCCTAGTTTGTCCTACAAGGAATGTTTCTGTTACAGTAGGACTGTCAGCAAATGTCCTATTGTAAACAACACCAGTAGATATACTATCTGATGTTGTAGCAGAATCTGTTGCTACTTTAGCAAGTAACCAATCAAATTGTTCATCACCTAAACAATAGTTATCTGCGACTGTACCGTCTGTGCTATCGTTCCAATATCCATCTGTAACATAAGGTTGATTGCCTTGATCTGAGGCGGATATTGATTCGGTGTGCGTTCCCTGTGAGAATGCAATTGCTGGTGCGTCTGATGTTGTACCTGTGTCTGTATAAACTGTTGCAAATACTTTTGCTACTGTTTCACTAGTAGATACAAGATCTGTAGCTATAAATTTATAGAATATTGTTCCTGTGGTTTCTACTATAAATTCTGGGTTAAAGAGTATTTCACTCCTAATAATAAGATCTCCAAATACTTCCATACCTGCTGGATGGACTGTATCTCTTAAAGTTCTATCCCATGTTGTTTGAGCAACATTTGATTTAACTATGTAAGAATATGGTTGGTATCTTTTATTGTCTTGAATTACATTTACATCTGATAGTTTTCCTCTATCATCTTTCCACTTACCTTCATATTCAAAAAGGTAACCAGTTGTAATTGTAACTTGTACTTGCTCTCCGTTAGGAGAAGTAAGTAGAATATCTGTTGTTGCGTTTAAGAATGTAGAACCAGGATTAATAACTGTAAACGCTGTAGGTTTGCCTGCTGTGTCAATAGCTGTAACTCTTACATAAGCATCATTGGCTCCACCTTTAAATGTGTAGTCCTGAGCAAAATATCCTGTTACTGCATAACCTCTTCCGTCATCTCCTGTTTCATTTATTAAATAAATTTGTCCTACTTTAAATCCAGCATCTGTTGCTGAACCTGAATAAGCTTTGTATGTAACTCCTGTTAATACTCTAACAAGATTACCATACATATCTGCTGCGTTATTGGCTGCTCCGTCATCTACAACATAAGTTTTTAAAGCCTCTGTATCAAATTCTATAGTAGGTGCAGTAGTATAACCACTGCCTCCTGAAACTAAATTAATACCTGTTATAACACCATTTGCTACTGTGGCTGTTCCTTCTGCTCCTGTTCCTGCATCGTGAAATATTGATACTGCTGGAGCTGAGTTGTAACCTCCTCCGCCATTAGATATTGTAAACCCTGTTACGGCTCCACCACTTATTGTTGCAGTTGCTGTAGCCCCTGCACCTGGTCCTATGACATCTGTTGTAGCTACATCAAAGTCTACAATTAACTCAAATCGTTGTAGTGTTAATCCGTTTGTTTGGTATGTGTTCTTTTCTACTCTTTTTACTGTTGCTCCAAGAGTTTTTAAAATTGTTACTGAACCTGTTGTTTCGTAATAACGAATATCAATCTTTTTACCTGTAAGTGTTAGTGGTTCTAAACTTCCGCCACCATGTACTGTCTCTTGTAATTTAAGAGCTCGTTCTACGGAGTAAACTCCATCTGAAGGTTTAAGTGTGTATTGTCCAGGATATTCTACTGTAACTTCTTCACCATATAATGCTCTAAAAAATAATTCTATAGATCGTCTACTACCTTTAGATTCATATACATCCTTAGCTCTTTTGTAGAAAAACTTTTTATCTACTAAAGTAGTTGTAGGAATATCATGTACTAATGCTTTACGCCATTTTTCTAAAAATGCTGTCTCTGCGTAATCTATATCATTAGAATAATTTAATATCTCTGCACCGGCATTGCCGTTGGTATCCATGAAGGCATAATATTTTTCTAAAAATGTAACAAAGTTTGGATTATCATCTCTTACCCATTCAGGTATTTGATTTTTTACATTGTATGAAGTATTTCTTGTTTCAGTTAATGTTGTGCCTTGTGCAGCATCTAAAATTGCTGCTGCTGTTGCTCCTGTTGCTGTTGTATCTAGAGCATTGGGTGTTATTGTAACAGTAGGTGTAGAAGTATATCCTGAACCTATGTTTGTAATTGTAATGGTTGTTATTGCACCACTAAAAACTGTTGCAGTAGCTGTTGCTCCTGTACCACCTCCACCACTTATAGTAACCGTAGGAATATTATTATAACCTGTTCCTCCGGCTGTTATCGTTATAGACGATACAAATCTATAATGTGATGGAATATAGTCTGTCATTAGATCTCTTCGACTTCAGGAGTTGCTGAAATATTTAATCCTACTTTTGTATTAATAGTAGAATTGGCTACACTATCATCTAAAGTTAAAACTGTATTTCTACTTGGTTTAGCAACCACTGCTGCTGTAGAAGTATCTGATGTTCTAACTAGAGCTTGTGTTGTAATATCTCTAACATCTCTTTGTGTTACTGCATTGATTCTTAATTTTAATTCTGTTCCCAATAAAGACTGAACTACCATAGAAGGTATTGTAATTGTACCTGAGTCATAATCAATAGTACCTACTGATGTTATTATTGTTCCGTCTGTTTTAACTGCATTAACTGTTCCTGTTCCACTATATAATGGTGGAACTACTGTACTTGAAGGTACATCAACTAATGATACTTTATATGTTGATCCTCCAGATGTAATATTAAAATGTGTACTTGATAACTCTCTAGGTTGTAATCTTTGATTAAATTGTATTGAATAATTTGTTGTTGTTCCTAATATAGGTGTTGTTCTTTTTTGTAATCTACTTGTAATACTAATAGCTATGATAGATTCTGAAACTGCTTTTATTCTATCATGTAGTTTTGTATTGTAGAAACTTTTGTTTAGTTTATTTAAATCTGTATTAAAGTATAAATTAACAGCTGTGCTAACTGCGCTTTCAATTTCACCTTTACTTGCTGTTGTTAATTTAGGATCATATGATAAATTAATATCCAATCCAATATAAACAAAGTCAGGATCTACAAATTCTGGAGTAATAGCTACTGGTGTTTTAGGATCTATTATAGAAGTCTTAATATTATCTTTGTCTGCTTCTGTTATAATTGAACCTGTTACAGGATTTAAAGCTATGAATACTTTACCATATATAGGTGGATCGTTTTTCTCTCCTCCCCAAACAGAAACAGATTGTACATTAGGATTACTTTGTAATATAAGTGCCTCATAATCTGATGATGTTACTGCTCGTTCTTTTGTAGTATTATAACGAGGTGCGTTAAATCTAATTTCATCAACACCTTCTTTAGAGGCTCCACCATATCCTGCTATTGCCGTATCTAATGTTCTTACTTCCCCAGAAGCTGCAACTGCTGAACTTAAAGAAAATGTTTTGGCAAAGTTAGCTGCTGATGCGTTAGAAACAATATAGTCAACAATAACAATATTGCCTGTTGCTAATTTTTTGCCTATAATATCGTCTCCAAATCTTAATTGATATAAACCATCTGCTCCTTCTTCACACCAATATGTTTTTGTGTCTGCCTTAACATCTAAGAATTTATTTGATTTTGTATATGTAATAAGTGTTAAGTCAGATGCTGAATTTTGTACTCTTACTCTTAAAGTATCTGTATCTGCTGCTATATTAGGTAAAACAAATGGTCCTTGTAAGTTTGCTGTTTCTACTACAAATTTATTTTCTACTCTTGTTCCTTCTTTTATTTCTAATAAAGGAAAATTAAATTGTGTTGTAGTAGCAGAATCTGAGGCTTGTCCTGTATATCTACCATATGCTAAACCACTATCTACTGTTATACCTGATTGGTTAGTAGTTACTGTTCCTAATGTTTCTTTGTATTCGTTAATGTTACTGTTAGGAAGATAAAAACTTACACCTGAATATTCTTTAAATGTATAAGTTGTTGCTCCTGTTCCACCTGTGTCTGCTGCAACTGCTGCACTTTCTGTTAAATAAACAGGATAATAAAATCCTTTTTGATCTGTTGCTGATGCTGGTAAAACACCTGTACCATACAAATAATATGGACCTGCGCCACCTGCTGTTGTGGCATTTACTGTAACAGATTGTGTTGGTTGAAATGTATATGATGTTCCTTCTACAGTTGTTGAAAAAGGTTTGTCCCTAGAAAGTTCTAATGTTGTACTTGTATAACTTGCTGGTGGAACAATTGATAGATTAACTTTTGATATTGCTCCCCTTCTAGATCTAGGTGTATAACCTAATGCTTTTGCTATTGAAACTACTGATTCTCTTTTTACAGCTGTGTCTATAAAATTTTCATTAGCAAGCATGTGTGCTAACATGCCGTTATAATGTGTATTATATGCTAAAAGATCTAGTATAACATTTAAACCAGCTCCTTCGAAGTTATAGTCTGAAAACTCTGTTTGAGACTTTAAAAAAGTTTTTAAGTTTGCTTTGATATCATCAAAGTCTAATTCTGATACATTTAATTGTGCCATGTTCCTATCTCAACCTCGTAAGGTTTACTGTTAATTCTTGTGGTTCGTTTATACCTATTACTTTAAATCTTAAAGTTACTGCATAATAATTTAAATCATAATTAGCGGTGCAATACAATTCTATAATCTCACATCTAGGTTCATAGTTTTCTAATAATAGCTCTATTGTCTTTTTTAAGGATATTTCTATTCCAGGAGACATAGGTTCAAATAAATATTGTTCTACTCCAGAACCTCTTTCTGGGTGAAAGAATTTTTCGTGGGGCTTAGTTAACAATAAACTTTTAACTGATTGCTTTACTGCATTAACATCAAACTTCTTTCCTATATCCCCAGACAAAGCATTGGCTGAGAAAGATAAATCTATATCCTTATATAGTCTTGATATTTTAAGTTTTTGTAATGCCATATTAGTATTTATACTTAAAAGTCAATGTTTGGAAGATTGAAATTAAAGAAATCATCGGTTGCCCCTTTTTTAAGAACTTTAATATCTAAGTCAAACTTAGGTTTTCTAATTTTAGGAATATCATCACCTAATGCTATAGCCCCTAAATCGAAATTAGGGAATGATAAGGGTGTTCCTTTAATAGAAATCTCTAATGCTTCACCTGGTTTGCCTGGTATTGTAATCTTTTGTCCTGCTTGTATTACATTAGGATCTTTAATACTAGGGTTTTTATCCATTATTTCTTGTACTGTAATGCCATTATCTGCTGCTATTTGAGATAAAGTATCACCTTTCTTAATAATATATTCTTTTTCTTTTATTTGTGCATTAGGTAATAGTTTACATAATTCATCTAAATCTGCTGCACCCGATCTCAATGCTCCAGATATATCATTAAGATCTTTAAAACTTCCTAAATCTACACTAGACCATTTACTTTCTATTTGTTTCATTTTGCTTACAAGTGCGTCTTTCTTTGCAAGTCCCACTAATAAAAAGTTACCTACATCTTTGAAATCGTCTTGTAATGACTTTAAATTCTCAGGTACTTCAATACCTAAATCTATTTCAGGAATCATTTCCTCTAAGTCTCCCATTAGACCGTTGAGTTCGTCTTCTGCTTGTTGCTTAAACTCATCAAGTTTTCCGATAGTAGGTTGTAATATAAGTTCATCAATTTTTTCATTAGCAAGATCTACTTTATCTGCTAATGCCGATAATGCTTTACTAGGTCCGCAACTCATATACTCCTCCTATTATCCTTCAGGTCCACTTGTACTTGTACCACCACCTGCATCATTACCATCGTTCTGTGGATGTGTATGTGCTGTATGTGTTATGCTATTAACTGTAATTTCTCCTGCATCGTATGTAATAGCTGCTGTAGGAGATGTTAATGTATGTGTACCACCAATGGTATCTGTTTTTGTTCCTGTAATTGCTTCTGTTTGGTTTTCACCAATTGTTAATATTTGTCTACCTAGGACTGTATTTTCTACAGGTGTTGTAGTACCAACTGTTATTGTTTGTGCTGTTCCTACTGTTAAATGTTGTTCCTTATATGAAAGTATATTTTGTGTTCCTTTACTTTCCATAAGGAAGAAGTTCTCGTCTCCATTTACATTTACATCTGATGTTTGTCGTATGAGGTAATTATCTCTAACTGTTGATAATTTACCACCACCAACTTTAGGATCTGTTCCTACTTTTTCTACAAATGATTTACCTACATTTAGATTAAGGTTTCCTTTTATAGTAATATCTCCTGAGCCACCTACATTAACATTCTGTACTGCACCAATGCTTGTTGTTTGACTTCCTATTATTGTTTCAAAGTCTCCACCTTTTTTATCTGCACCAGATGCTATGTCAACATAACGACTACCACTAATATTACTTAATGAGTCTGTTCCTATGTTCATGGCATGATTACCATTAATGTTTTCTATCTTATCTCCTCCAACTGTTATATGCCAGTCTTTGGATATTTCTGTGTATTGATTTCCTTTAACTAAGAGTTTAGCATCTCCTTCAATAGTTACATTAGCTGCTCCCCTTACAAGAACATTTTTATCTTTAACTATTATTTCATAATCTGAACCTGCGATATTACATACTCTAGTTCCATCATTTTGTATTTCTCTATTTGTTCCTGCTGGATGAAATTCATGTATTCTTATATTGCCAGGTGAGTTGTCTAATTCTTGTACAATCCCTGCCTCTGTTTCTCTAACTAAGTTGTAAGGATAAAGAGATGTTTCATCTCCTGTAGGTGCTTCACCTGCTTTTAATTTTTCTTTTGTGTTGTAATAAGTTGCTTCGTCTTTAGATACACCTCTAGGATGAGGCTCGTCCCATGTTTTTGTTTCGTAATCGATAGTATCTTTATCATCTAATACACCGGCAATACTACCTGCTTTTGCTACAGGTATTGCTTCGTCTCTCATTTCTCTAAGATTCATTAATGAGAAATGTTCTTCTGCTGCCTCTCCTCTGGCAAGTCTAGGTATATCAGATTCTCCAATGCCTGAATAACCATCTTTAGGTTCTTTAGGATATACTTGTTTAGGGTCTGTAAAGCCCTCTCCTTCTACAAAATTTCTTTCAGTAGGTTTGCCTGCAATGGTTCCCATTATTACAGGAACTTGTTGATCTGGATCTGTAAAAAATCCTACCACTGTAGATCCTTTTACAATATTAGGCACTTCCATTATGCCGTTCATACTTGAACTTGTAACTGGATTCATAATAGTAGCATAAGGTAATTCAGATGTAGGTAATTCTTCTGTACTTGGACTGTGATAGCCAAATATTCTTACTCTTACTCTTCCTGTTTCTGCAGGATCAATCCTGTCTTCTACAATTCCCATCCACCAAACAAAAGGTGGTACGCCCATATTATTCATCACTTCCTCCGAGATCTTTACCTACGCCATTTTTTGTTATTCTTAATGTCATTCCATATTCTGCTGGATTAATTTTATGTTTTATTTCTGTTACAACATATTGTCCACTTAGAACCTTGTCCTCTACATAAGTATCTCCAGAAGATTTTGCTGTAGGTTTTGGATATTTTAAATTAATACTAACACCAACTTCTATATCTGTTCTTCCTGGAACTTCAATTAAAAATTGATAATCATTAAAACTATTTATATATTGTTTCCTAACAGCATCGCTTGTATAGTGTGTTTGTAAAGCATCATCATTAATACCTTGAGATTGTTCTGCGCTATTCCAAGTGTAAGAATTTAATAATTTAACAGATGTATAAGCAGTTACATTTCTAGGTATCCCTCTAGGTATAGGAGGATTAACATCTGTTCTCTCATATAAACCTGCATCTTGTATAACATCTAAATGAAAATGTTTGAATTTTTTATTAAACATATCATATGCTTGTATATTAGAAGCGTATGCACCGCTTAAATTTCCTTCAATAATAGAAATAGTTCTAGGAATACTCATTGTTTCTATTCTATTAAAATAATCTGGTACAGATAAACCTATGTAATTTCCTTCTTCTCTACCTTTAGTAGGAAGTGAACCTGGTTTATATGTGTACTCTTCAAAATAAGCATCCCTTCCTGCTATTATTAAATGTTGTAAACTTGTTAGATAATAATTTTTATTAGATTCAAAAAAGAAATAATCTGAACCTTGAACATCTGATGCTTGTATTCTTTTACAAATATAATTCATATTTTCAAAAGCAGACCAATTGTTAGAAATATATTGTATAGAAGATGTATGAGGTGAACCTGCAATAGACAATTCGTTTTCATCTTCATCAGGTAAATATCTTCCTTCCTTAACTATATGATCATTGAATATTTGTTGTGCAATTGCTTCTGTGTTTGTATCTGCTCCTGGGCCTGGAATTGCTTTTGTTATTGTAGCCGATGCGTCATTTAACATCTCAGGAGATACAAGTTTTAAAGTATATACTTGCTGTCTATCATTATCTAAACCTCTATTTTTTATTTCTGCGACAGCAAAAGATCTTTGAATACATGCTCCAGGGCTATCTGGAAATGTAGATGTTCTCAATTTCATGTGAAGTGTTTCACCACCTACAATAGGCAAATTTTCTATTATGTTCTCAGGATCTCGGATTACAACATCTGCTGTAAGTGTAGGAATGAATAAAGATTCAAAAACTCTTATTTCTGTATAAAACTTAATTAAGTCTTGCCCTTTACCATCTAAGGAAACTAGAGTTAAATCATCTATTTCTAAATTTCTTTGGCCTTTATTTAATTGCTCGTCTGCCATAATAAGTCAGGTCCTATTTCATTAATCTATTAAACTGCTTTGATACTGCGCTTAAAAATAAAGGATTCAAAACTTTTATTTGTCTTTTTTTATCGTTAACTTCTTCTTCGTATTGTAAATTAGTAAGAGCAGTATAGGTACCATCGCTAGCTTTGGCAGCGTCCCAATCTACAACAATAGATTTATCTGCTGTTAAAACATAGTGATGTATATCAGAACTATTATTAGCTCCATATTTATCTTTAACATAAAGAGTTAACTCTTCTTGAGACTTAGGCCATTCTCTTTGAACATCTATAATATCATTTGCCAATAAAACAATCCAATGATATTGTGTTGAACCATAAACATCTTGAGAAACAAGTTCAGGAGTTTGTCCGTCTGAAATAAAATAACCTGTTAAGTTTGTTCTGTTAGCAAAAAATTTGTCCATGTGGACTCTACGAAAAATATCAGGTACAACGGTTTTTGTTTTTCCTGTTGGATAAAATAATTTTGGAAAAGTTTTAAAGTATGCCATTTTAATATCCGTCTGCTATTCTGTTTGCTGTCATTGTTTCTAGTTCTGTGAAATTTAATTGTAATGTTATTTCTGAAGGAATACCATCTGTTCCTGCTACTGTATTAAAGAATCCGTCAGGACCATATGTAACTTTAACATCTTTTAATGCACAATCTGAAATTTTAGGTAAATGAGGATTTGGTTTTACACCTCCGTCTGTTGCGTGATAAAATTCTATATTAAACTCTGAAGGATAAATTAGAAATGCTTGTCCTGGTGAAATCTCTGGGTGCATATGATATTTAAATGTATTAACAATAGATCTAACATCATTATATTCTTCTATATTTCTAGGATTAAAAACATACTGAAATGCAAAAGATCTAAAACCCATACTTTTAAATAATTGTTCTTTGTATGGATTAGTTGTCTTTCTACTTGTTGCTTCTATTGCTGCTCCTAAATCTGCATCAACACCTAATGCTTTAGGCAACCCTGCTGCTGCTTGTATAAGTCCTCTTCCTGCTGCTTCACCTACATCAGCCAGACTTGCTTGATCAAATCTTTTGTTTGCTAATATACCTGCCATACCAAGTTCTGTTTCATTCCAATCTGCTTGATATTGAGATATAATAGATTGAGGAACATGTAATTGTATTACTTTATTTAAGAACTTTGTTCCTGTAGAGTACTGTCCTGCTTCATTATCAAATCCAGATTCGTTTTTATTCCTTGCATGTTCTGTTGCTAATATACCTACTCCAGCACCTGCTGCTGTAGCTGCTGAAGCACTTGACAAAGGATTTAAAGATTTTAATTTGTTTGCAAAACCTGATTTAGCTGCTGTAAAGTTTTTTACCATACCTGGAACTGCAGCTGCTGCTATTAATGCTCCACCAGTTCTCATAACTGCTGCTTGTTGTTCTACTGAGGATCTATTCATTTGTGTTGCCATTTCTGAATGTGTGCTTCTAAATGCGTCTATTCTATCTTTGGCTAATCCACTTGGTCCAGATGAACCTTTTGATGCTACACTATTATTTCTAACTTTAACAAAAAAGCATACACCATTAACTTGATTTGCTTTAAATAAATCTTGAGGATATGTTAATACAGGTTTATTATCACCTGCAAATTTCTGATAATCTTCTGAATTAGAATTTTGTTGTTTATCTCTTTCAATAGATTTATCTCCAAGGCCTAATTTTTTTAAATAGCTTTGGTCGTTTCCTGTATGGTAATCATCAGCGCCGAAATTCTTATCATCTACTGGCATTGCTTTCCTCGATATAAATAGTTATTTAACATTATAGTCTTATTTATATGGTTTATGCCAAAGAAATATATAAAGGAAAGTTTATTCCTCGAAAACCTTCTAAATACTTAGGAGACCCTACTTCTATTGTCTATAGATCAAGTTACGAATTAAAATTTATGAACTGGTGTGATCTAAATGATTCCATAATAGGTTGGAATTCAGAAGAGATTGTTATTCCTTATCGTAGTCCTATAGATAACAAAGTGCATAGATATTTTGTAGATTTTTATATGGAAGTTAAAAGTGAGAAGGGTAAAGAAAGATATTTAATAGAAGTAAAACCTCAAAGATTTACAAAAGCACCTCCGGCAGGCAAAAGAAAAACAAAAAGATACTTACAAGAGATAGCAAATTATGCTGTTAACGAAGCTAAATGGAATACAGCTCGAGCATTTTGTAAGAAGCAAGGCA